GCGAAATCTACAAGAGCATCTTCAGCTTTTTTAAAAGCATTGACTGTGTTAGTTTCGATAAATTTCGTTGTGTCTTCTAATTGTTTGCTAAAAACTTCGTAAGGTGATTGCTGGTCTGTTTGACCAGTTTTTTCTATTTCATTGAGAAAATTTTTAACACTATCTATAAAAGTCAAATTTGCTTCTTCACCTGCGCCAAGACTGTCTATGTATTTTTCTATAAAAGCTATAACTGCATCAGCAGGATTTTTTATATTTTGTAATTCACCTTCTAAACGCCTTATATCATCATTGAATTCAACAGCGCTGCTACCAGCAAAACCTAAAACTTCAGCTAATTTCGTACCTGCATTACTAAAATCTTTTAAAGAAGCTACGCCTAAGAAAAATGGGAAATCCATTATTGATTGTCCGAAAGACCTGAATCTTAAACCTAAAATATCGAGCCTTATAGCTGCTTTTTGAGCTTCTACTGCAAAGTTTCCAACACCCTGAATACCAGCTTTAAGACCTGTGATAAATTTCGTACGCACCATCTCTCCAAATGCTTCTATTGAAGAACCTGAAGCTACTGTATCTTTAAAGAGTAGTGAAAACCTTTCTGATAAATCCTGCAATATCTGCAAGAAACCTATTGAAATTGCAGCAGTAGCCACAGTTATTTGTCTTTTAATTAATGCTAATGTGTCGTTAAATTTCTCTGTTTTTCTAATACTATTTTCACTGAGCATTAGTCCATAGGCTTCTGCTTTTTGTATGTAAGCATCGAAAGCTGCACCACCATCATCAAGCACATCCATTATTTGTCTACCTGCTCTACCGAATAAAGCAGCACCTACACTATTTTTTTCAAATTCAGAAGTTAGACGAGACACGCCATCAGAGACTGCTCTCAGAACCTCATCTGCCGATTTAAATGTACCATCAGCATTTTTAAGCTCAACACCTAAATCATCTAGTATGTCTCTTTGTGTTTTTAACCCTTTGGCTGCATCACCAATAGAACTTGAAAATTTTTCTAAAGATTTGTTAGCAACTTCTATATCTACACCAGCTTCAACTGCTGCGATTTGGAAGGCTTGTACAGTGCTTGTTGCTAAACCTGTTCTTGTTGAAACTTTACCTATAGCATCTGCAAACTCAAAAGAACTTCGTGCAATTAGTGTAAGAGTTGTCGCTACGGCTGTGAAAGCTATAGTTGCGCCACCTAGAACTTTAGTAACACCCACAGCGCCACTCTTAACAGCGCCTAATCCTTTTTTGACTGAACTGAAGGCTTTTTTAGTTTTATCTAAAGCGGTTAATTCAATTTTGTATTTTTGGTTAGCCATTTTTTTGTCTTTCTGCTTTTATTCTAAAGTAAGCTGTCCATAATTGGTATTCTTCTATAGACATTTGCTGAATCTCATGTAGAGATTTGCCTAAAAGCTCTGCCAAACCGAGCTGATTATAGAGGTTGTGGTCTTGGGCTAACTTTTTTTTACTTCTTCAGGTGACTTCTCAGCCATGATTTCGTTAGATACTCTGATAAGGACATTACGATCTACTTTAGTAAGTAGTGTTTGTTTATCCTCTAAAGAAAAGATTTGATCGCCATTATTGTCTAAGGCTTTGTAGATTAAGACATAAGCCAACATCGCCATATCATCGTCTTGTGCCATACGATAGAGCTTAGATGTTTCTTGTAGGGTTAAGGGCTTGGCATAGATCTCAAGGGGCGCATCATCATCACCCCATTCAGGCACGATAATCTTCTTGACCTCTAGGGTATTGAAGTGCGCTTTAGCTCGTTCTATTGCTTTCAATACTAGACAGTGCCGATAGTTAATGCGCCAGTACCTTGTACTGTGAATGACCTTTCTACTAAACCATCAAAGCTTTGGGTTTGTGAGATGCCAGTTACCAGACCTGTGCCTGATAGTTGATATGCACCTGACCCACTGCCTTCTGGTTGAAACAAAAATGCTAGACTTGCGCCAATAGTCATTGCTGTTTGCGCTGTATCTGTGTCATCGAATAGCGCATCCACTGAAGCTGTGAATGTATTAAGGGTAGCTTTATAACTTCTTGCTGCATCGCCCATTGCTGTATCTTCTACTGTGTCACCTGTTTGGTCGACAGTAAATGATCTAATTTCACCAATAGCGTTACCACCTGCTTTAACTACACCTGCTGAACCTGAAAATGTTGCCATAATTAAATACTTCCTTCTGTATGATGATAAGTGATTTGAAATGTCATTACAACAATTCCTAACGGATTATCACCTTCTCCGTTATAACTAATGTCAGTATTAACTAAAAAACTGTCCAAAGCTAGGTTATTTATTAATCTATCGCCATATAATGCTTCTTCTACTTCTTCTGTAATAGTGTCTATAGTGTCATCGTAGTTAGCATTTGCTTTGACATAAGCCTCAATCACTAAAGACAATATCTTTTCTATTGCTCTTGGTGGGTTAGTTGTTAAAGGCTCAGAAGTCTCTTCTCTGGTGTAGATTAACAAACAGGGCAGTTTGGTATTCTCGATAGGATAAACCCTGCTCTGAAAGACATTAGAGCCTGTAGTTGATAAACCTGTGAGGGTTGTTGCTACTCGTTCTCTTATTTGTTGTCTTTTATGTGCCATGCCTTATCTTAGCTTATTTGCCCTGACCTTTGTATTTTTTATAGGATCTGCGTTTATGCTTATTTAGTGTAGAGCTGCCAAAGTTTCTTCGACCTTGTGAAGTCTTTTTACCATTGACACCTGCTGTTGGCTCATGCCCTTTGCTGAATTGTGCGTTGCTTTTCTTTGGCATTAATCGTCTTTAGATTGTGAAGCACCAAAGTAGAAAGATATGACTGCACTAGCCAGTCCACCTAAATAACCCAATACTAGGTTGATTAAGGCTTCAGAGTTTTGTTCAGGTGGTTGTATAGTTACTAAAAAGATATAACCCATGAAGCCACCAATAACTATCAGACCCATAAATTTAGAAGTCCAATCTTTAGAAAAGGTTTTTCTAGCATCTTGGGTGTCTTGTGTCTCAAGCTTAAAGACATCGACCTCTAGCTCTTTCATTTTTACTTCAAAGTCTTTTTCTACCTTTTTTAATTCAAGTAGTTGCTCTGGTGTTGCTGCTTGTACTGCTTTCTCTACTGATTTTTTATTATTAGGCACACCTAGCTTCTCAGCTATCATACTGACGGCTGCACCCCCAAGTGGAGATCCTAGTGCTGAGCCTAATGCTGGTGCGATTGTGCTTAGTAAATTTTTTAACATAATTAGTCCTGTAATATAAGCATTGTCATGCCTGTGCCGTCTGGCTGTATGTTCACAATATTGTAAGTGACACTATCAATAGTAATAGTGTCGGCTGTATCAATACCTGTGACATCTGAAGATCGACAAGTTGCTACTGGTTGTGTGCCATCAATATCGACAGATTCACCAGCAATAGCAAAATATTCTTTATTGATAATGACTTTGATGGTTGAAGCGCTGCCATTGATAGATACTGAAGCACTTTCGCCATGCGTATCTGTATCAAAGAAGTTCAACAGGTCTTGTGCTGATTCTAGCGCCATTATCTTGTTTTAATATTTTTTTCTGCTTTATCTGATTTAGCTTTGCTTTTGCCTTTAACTGCTTCTACACCTGCTGCTTCTAAGCCATTGTAGTCTTTAGGGTTACAGCTAAAAGTATCACCTGAATTATACCAAGTGCCGTTATAGCAAACCTTTCTTGTAGCTACTACTTCCATTACTTTTCCTTTTTGCCTTTAGGTTTATATACATTCCCAAACTGCACATTCTCCCATTCAGCTATATCTTTCTTAGCTATCTGTATAGAATCACCTGCCTGGTATTTCTCACCACCATAGTAGTAAGTTTGATTGAACACGAATTTAATTTTTGTATCACTCATATTTACATTATACATAAAAAAAGGGCTTCCGAAGAAGCCCTAGACTAAGTTAAAACTTAATTAAGTAGTAACAATGTCTTTACACACTGAGAAAGCATCATCGTGTCTTAGAGCTATGTCTAAGTCTTGGAAGAACGCTAATCTAGTTGTAGCTGCTGTTGAACCTGTGTATGGATCGACAATTACGTCAACACCAGACCAGAATCCAAGCATTAGCTGACTAAAGTCACCAAATACCATTGCTGATAAGTTAGAAGCATTACCTTTTGTAAGGTCGCTTGGAACTAATGTAGATGATAGGTAGTCATAACCAAGCATACTGTCATCAGGATTAAGAATGAAGTTGCCTTCAACACCAGAACCTTGTTTTGGTGTAGTTCTTAATTTAGCAGTAACCTTTGGATTACCTATAAACTTACAAGAAGCATCATTTAAGATAGCATTATCTTGCTCTACTTTACTTACCATGCTAACAATGTTGCTATAAGCTATTGCAGCACCATTCGTGCCAAGAGCCTCGACATTACCTGTTGAAGAAGCAATAACACCACTTGGTTCATTGCTGCTGCCCCCTTCAATAGCAACTTCATCAATCTTTCTTGCAAAAGTGTTAATAACATCATTTCTCAAGACAGCTTCTACTGACGGATCTGATTGAAGCATTAATCTTCTTGAAACATCTACATAAGCAGCTAATGTCTTTGGAGACATAGTGACTTGTGCGAATGTAGCAGCACCTTCTGATGGCGCACCATTTTCAGCAACAAAAGCTGAGTTAGTAACAGAAGCAGATAGTTTTGGTATAGCTACATCACCTTGTAAACCAGTCATTACTCTTGCACCAGCTTGTCCTATGACTAACTTTGCGTATAGAGCATCAATAAACTCGTTACCTAAGTGTTCTGTTCCTTTTAAGAACCCACCACCTGAGTTAGAGCCGACTGTCTGATCCCTTTTGCCAAAACCAATATTTGTTGGCATATAGAATCCTCGAGCAGCTTTACCTGTTTGTGAAGCTATCTGATCTGAAACTTCTTTCTCTAGACCTGATAATTTGCCTTGAGCAGTTTCTTGCACAGCTTTGATCAAAGAGTATTCTCTTTGCTCTGTTTCATTCATATCAACACTTGATGGTAGATCAAGTGGCTTATCGTTTGCGATTGTCTCTAGAAGTGATCCTCTAAATTGAGCTAGTGATGCGCCATTTGCAACAGCTTCATTAGCCAAATCTCTCTTATTGTGTTGTACACCTAAGTCAATTATGGCTTTTGCTTCTTTTGCAAAATCTGCTCTTAACTCTGCTGGATTTACTTCTGGAGTTTTAGTTTCATTTTCCATTTTAATTTCCTCGTTAGAATTAATTTCAATTTTTGGTGTTTCTTTACTTCTAGCAAAACCTACGAGACTTGACTGGTCAGCAGGAACACTAACAGCAGAAACTTCGAGGGGAAGCCATGAATCAACTCTATAGATGGGAACACCATCTTTCTCAGATTCCTCTCTTTTCATACTGTTGACTTGATAGCCAACGGATATGTTCTGTCTAATACCATCAAGCACATCCCTATATACTTCGTCTGCTTGTTGGTTTTTGCTAAATCTTACTTTAGCGATTGTTCTTTTATTTTGTCTGTCTATGGCAAATTCTTCTACCACACCTATTTGCTTAGTTGGGTCATGGTCTAATAGTAGTGGGCTACGACCTGAACCCATAAATTCCATATTAATTTCTTCTTCGTTGTGTCCTAAGACTTCATAGCCGAAGTTTCTTTCTACTGGCACTTCTGAAGAAACACCAATCTCGATGGTTCTTTTATCTTCATCTATTTTGTTTCTATCAAACTCAAAAGCTCTTTGTAAATTATTGTCTGCATAGAATCGAGCAACATTATTATCTTCTGGCTCTGATCTTTCATCTTCCATATTCTCTTCTTCCATCATTTCTTCTTCATCCATTCTAATAGGGTCGATTTTTGTTAGGGTCGAGAACT